AAAAATAAAGGAGATGCTAATGGCTCGTTATGAAAAAGATCCTACGATGATGATCGGATACGGCTCTAATAACAAAGGATTTAAAAGCAATTACAATTCTTGGAAAAGACTTAACGGCGGGAAAAAGTTGACTACAACCCAAATGCGTCTTTTGCAAATTAAACCATCTGTAAGTAAAAAAACTAAATAATGGATGATTTTGAATTTAAATCTCTAGTTAAAAGCGAAATTGAAAACGCTGTTAACTATTATGACAGCGAGTTTTCGGGTGACCGTCAGAAGGTCATGGACTACTACCTGGGTAATAAATTTGGTAACGAGCAAGAGAATAGATCGCAAGCGGTCCTTACAGAGGTCGCGGATACCGTCGAATTTATGCTTCCAAGCTTAATGAAAATTTTTTCGTCTTCAAACGAATATTGCCGTTTTGTCGGACGAAACAAGGAAGACGTTAAAGCCGCCGAGCAAGCCACTAAGCTTGTGAACTTTGTTATTAACTCTCAGAACCCTGGGTTTAAGATTTTACACAATATGATGAAGGACGCCCTTCTCTTTAAAGTTGGGGCGTGTAAGTTTTATTGGGAAGAAGCTGAAACCACTGTCACTGAAGAATACAACGATTTATCGGCGGATGAGCTAACGATGCTTATGGAAGACGATAATATCGAAATTGTGTCTCAAGAGATAATTGAGACGGGAATGCTCGATGAGCTTGAAAACGAAATTCCAATGGAACAGACGTTCAATGTCGAGGTCAAAAGAAAGACCAAGGGCGGTCAAGTTAAGATTGATAACGTACCCCCAGAGGAGCTAATTTTTAGCCGTAGAGCGACGTCTCTCGAAGATTGTAGTTTTATCGCTCATCGCACCAATGTGCGGGCTGGTGACCTTATAGAACAGGGCTATGACGCCGAAACAGTCTTTAAACATGCTGGACCTGGAAGTGCCGACGATGAGGAAGAGCGGACACAAAGATTTCAAGAAATCGAGAGTGGTTCCAGGCTAAATACGGCCGACAAAACGATGCAAGAAGTGATGGTATCGGAATGTTATATCAAGTGCGATTATGATGGCGATAACATCCCAGAGTTGCGACGAGTTGTGGTCCTGGGAGAAAATGGCGACGTCGTAAGCAATGAGCCTTTTGACCACGTTCCATTTGCTCTTTTGAGCCCTATTCTTATGCCTCACAGAATGATCGGTAGAAGCGTAGCCGAGACAGTCATGGACATTCAGCTTATTAAGTCCTCGATCCTAAGATCGCAGCTTGATAACTTATACCTGACAAATAATAGCCGCGTAGCGGTGGTTGAGGGTCAGGCAAATTTAGACGACTTATTAAATTCAAGACCAGCGGGTATTGTTCGAGTGCGGCAGCAAGGTGCAGTCCAGGCATTGCCCGTTGCCCAGCTTGGGACGCAAGGGTTTGCGATGCTCGAGTACATGGACCAAGTTCGCGACCAGAGAACGGGCTTCTCAAAAGCGTCCCTGGGACTTGACCCTAAAGCGTTGCAATCGACGACCGCTAGTGCCATTAATTCGACGATCCAAGGGGCTCAATTAAAGGTTGAGATGATTGCTCGAGTATTTGCTGAAACAGGCTGTAAGGACTTAGCTTACGGCGTTTTACACCTACTCCAAAAACACGAAACAAAGGCAGTGACGGTACGACTCAATAATGAATATATAGACATTGACCCTCGAGCCTTTGAAAATAAGTTTGACATGCAAGTAGACGTAGGACTTGGAAACGGTGTTGAGACAGACAAGCTCACAATGCTTATTCAAATTGCTGGGAAACAAGAGCAAATGTTGCAGCAATTAGGTCCAGGCAACCCAATCGTCTCAACGTCTCAATATGTAAACACACTTAAGAAAATCGCAAATATGGCGGGATTTAAGGATACGGATCAATTTTTTACCGCGAACGACGAAACCGACGCAAAAATGCAAGCTGTAAATGAGCCAAAGGGCGACGATAAAATGGCTATTGATCGGGCAAAATTAGAAGCTGATATCGCTTTAAAACGTGAAAAAATGCAAGCTGATATTGCGTTAGATCGTGAAAAACTACAGTTAGAAATGCAAATGCGAAAGGCTGAATTTGAGGCCGAATTGAGCTTACGGCAACAAAAACTAGCCCTGGGCGGTGAAATTTCATCCAATCTACCGAGGGTTTAAATATGAGCATACGCAACAAAACTTTAGAAGAAGAAGTTATCAGGGCAAAAAAGGCCGAAATGATAATGAAAGAGCCGCTAGTCCAAGAGGCTCTCTCAACAATTAGAGCCATGTATTTTGATGCCTGGCGATCAAGTGGTTCGTCCGACACGGCGGAGCGGGAAAAATTTCACGCTATGTTTCAAGTGGTCGATGAATTTGAGGGTCATCTCTCCGACGTTATGAAGTCGGGCCAGATGGCTGAAAGAGAGTTAACCAGCAAATATTAGGAGATATTACCTATGTCTAGTACCCCACAAGATGGATCTAGCCCCTTGTCGCAGTCAGATGCGATTTCCATGTTACTTGACAGTGAAGCCCCCCAGGAAACTGAGGTAAGCGAAAATGTTGAAGCAACTCCCGAAGAAACCACAGACGAAGTGGTTGAACCTACGACTGACGAGACTGAAGTTGAAGCCACCGAAGACGGTCAAGCTGAGACAGAAGGAGATGAAGTCGAGGACGATGATGAGCCTTATTACACGGTCAAAGTGGACGGCGAAGAATATGACGTCAACCAGGCTGAACTTATTAAGTCTTATCAATTAGAAAAAACGGCTCAGAAACGCTTATCTGATGCAGCTGAACAGCGAAAAGCTATTGAGGCTGACAAGACAGCGATTGAGCAAGAGCGTTTACGTTACGCTCAAGCTTTGCAACAAATCCAGGCTCAATTGACTACACAAAACCAGGCTCAGAAAACTGAGGCGGATTGGAACGCACTCTATGAGAGTGATCCTTTGGAATATGTGCGTCAAAGAGAAACCATGCGGGACCGACAGTCTCAAATGCAAGCGGTTCAACAAGAACAGGCAATTATGGCTCAACAAAATCTAGTTAGTGAGCAAGCAAAACTCTTAGAATTTATTCCCGAATGGAAGGACGCTGGAGTGGCTACAAAGGAAAAGACGGAATTGGTTTCCTACTTAAAGGGAAGCGGATTTAGTGAAAACGATGTAGCGAATGCAACGGACGCTAGAATAATAACTTTAGCCCGAAAAGCCCAACTTTATGACAATTTATTATCGAAAAAATCGGTCGTAAAAAAGAAAGTTGGATCTGCACCAAAGATGGTTAAATCTGGACAGCCGAAAGGCAAAATTGATGTTGCACAGTCACGAAAAAGGGATGCTTTTTCAAAACTTAGCAAGACGGGTAGCAGAGATGCAGCCGTCGAATATTTATTGTCAAAATAATCATGAAAGGATTTATAAATGGCAACTTACTTAACCGCAAATGCGGTTGGCGAGAAGGAAGATCTTTCTGACGTCATATACCGCATTAACTAAGATCGGTGCGGTCTAAATCGGATGAACTGCTGGAACCCTAAGTCAGACATGATATGGCAATCAGCATCCAAGCTATCCACCCAGCGATAGAAGGTTCAGAGACTACCTGAGAGGTTAGCCCTCTTAATAACAGGCTAGAGCGTCCGACATTGCAAGTACACAAGCCTTGTAATGATGATATAGTCCAATCCTCGCAGAAATGTGAGAAGGGAATGCGATCCCTCTGAGACACCACTTGTCTCAAACATGTCCAAGGAAACAACCTCGGGCGTAACCACTGAATGGCAAGTCCAAGAATTGGCAGCTGCCGTTGACACAAATTATGTCAATGAAGGTGCTGACTTTAGTTATGCGAACCCCAGCCCAACCTCGAGGCTCACGAATATCCACCAGATATCGGTCCAGGCAGCGAGTGTATCAAATACACTTGATGCGGTCGATAAGGCGGGGAGAGCCAAAGAAACGGCATATGTTAAGGTCCTAAAAGGACTTGAGCAACGTCGGGACATCGAGAAAGCTTTATTTAAAAATGAGGCGAAATCTGGTTCTGACCCTCGGAAAGCTGCAAAGCTTATTACTTGGATCACCAACGTGGACAAGCCAAGTGATATGGCGGCTGCAACGGGTGATGGTTCAGATGCGGCTGATTTGACAGGTACTGCCGCTGCCCTGACCCTCGCTAAAATTGACGCCGCACTCCTAGCTGCGTACACCGACGGGGGCAATCCCAATATGTTGCTTATGTCACCAACCAATAAGCAAAACTTTTCGGGCTTAAGTTCGGGTTCGGTTGCGACTAACCAAATCACGACTTCCGCTCCAAAAGAAATTGCGATTGTAGGATCTGCCTCAATTTATTTGAGCGATTTTGGTGAACTGTCAGTGACTATTGATCGTCAGTGTCCGAACTCAGAACTCTACTGCATCGATACCGAGCATGTATGCCTCGGAACCCTTGCAAATCGTAGTTTTGCAGTGTCTGACGTAGCTCCTGTGGGCGATGCAACTCGATTTGCAATCACAAGCGAATGGACCTTAATTGTTAAGGCTCCAAAAGCTCACGCAGCGGTTATTGGTTTAAACGGTTCATAATAGAACTTTAATAACAAACAAATTGGGGCAGTTTTTACTGCCCCTTTTTTATGGAGAATTCGATGGCTAAAAAAGTTGTAAATGTAAATAATATTACGGGTGGCGTCACCACGATGGAAGACCAGCCCGAGGGCGGTTTTCTTATTCAAACGGCTACAAATATCGACCCCGTGAAAGACCTGGCAAAAGCTGAGGCGAATGAATATCGACCTGGCTCCATGATCGGGGATACGCAAAAGCACCACCAGAAAATCGGCGAAATACCCATGCCTATTTACCATCAGCTTATAGAGAAATTTGGTCAACCAAACCAGAACCCGAAGGAGTGGCGAAAGTGGTTGATGATTAATTCAGCATTTAGAACGACGGGTGGGCAACTGTAATGGCATTTGATACCTATGCAAATCTCCAGACGGCAATTGGTAACTTCTTAGCCAGGGACGATTTAGCGACACAAATACCTGATTTTATCTCTCTCGCTGAAGCTCGAATGAGCCGAGAGCTAGACACACGATCCCAGGAAAAACGAGCCGTGGGAGCAACAATTGTAGGGGAAGAATTTATATCTTTGCCTACGGATCTACGCGAAGTGAGGCTTGTAAAAATCAATACAAACCCCGTTTCAGTTTTGGACTTTATGACCCCAAATACTTTTTATACCACCTACAATTCAACAGGGAACGGCACTCCCAAAGCTTACTCGATTATTGGAACCGAGATAGCTTTACGCCCTACCCCCGACAGCGTTGTCGATGTTGAGATTATGTACGGTGAAAGCATTGCCAGCCTATCGAACACTCAAACCACAAATACTGTGCTAACTCGCCACCCCGACGCATACCTATATGGGTCACTCTCGGCAGCGTACACATATTTAATGGACGAGGCTAGAAGCTTGCAATACGACAGCATGTTCACTCGAATTATGGCTGAAATAATTAAAGATACGGACACCGCTCGATTTGGTGGTGGTGCGTTAGCAATGAAAACTTCTTAGGAGAATAAAAAATGTCAGCAATGTCAAATTATTTAGAAAATGAAATTTTAGATCATGTTTTAGGAACAGGATCTTATACAATGCCAAGCCAAGTCTACCTTGGTTTAGCAGTTGGTTCACTCGGAGAAGATGGCTCTGGAACGGAGTTATCAGGCAGTGGCTACGCACGCCAAGCGATTGATTTTGATGCAGCTAGTGGTGGAACTACGGATAATTCCGCAGATGTTACATTTAGTGCTGCAACGGGCAGCTGGGGAACTGTAGCTTATTTTGGTTTATTTGATGCTACGTCTTCTGGAAACCTTCTAATTCATGGTGCTTTCTCAGCTTCAAAGACCATTACAACAGGCGATATTTTACGGATAAGTGCGGGTTCTCTGGATATTACAGCGGCTTAAAACATGGCACAACTTCTTGCTCCACAAAGTATGGAGACCCTCGACACTTGGGGGTCTATGGATGCCTTAGACGCTTTCGGATCTCTTGAAGCTTTAGACAATATAGAGCTATTTGAGACGACTGCCTCGGTATCTATTGCGTGGACGCAATCAACAGTAGCAGGTGAAATTCTTTTTGCTAGTGGGGCAGTTTCTATTGCTGTTACGGCGTCTGCTGTTGCTAATAAACTTTTTGACACTAATAACGCACTAAACACTTCATTTACTGTTCAAGTTGTAAATTCTGGGGGTAATAAATAT